GCGTATCGCCTTAGTTGCTCCTACGGGCGCAGGTAAAACTGTAATGTTTAGCTACCTAACTAGCCGCATAATAGCAAACGGCAAACGCGCTTTGATTTTAACGCACCGATCTGAATTGTTAACGCAAGCAGGTGGAACGCTTAGCAAGTTCGGACTATCTCCAATCCATATAAAGCCATCTTACAGACCCAAAACGCTTAAAGGCTCTCTATATGTAGCAATGACACAAACGCTCGTTAGACGCTTTAAAAAGCCTTTATACGATGAATGGCTGCAAAGCGGAGTAGATGTTATTATCGTTGATGAGTGTCATAGGTGTGATTTTAATACAATCCTTGACAGCCTGCCGCCTCACGTGATAGTAATAGGCGTAACAGCAACACCGCACCGTGAAAAGAACCAACCAGCACTAAGCGATTTCTATGAGGACATGGTGGAGGTTGCACAAGTTCAAGAGTTGATCGCACTAGGTAAACTAGCGAAACCGATTTCTTATGGTGTATCAATAGATTTAAGTGGCGTAAAAAGCAAAGGTTCGGACTGGGATTCTAATGAGGTCGGTAAGCGAATGGATGAGGTGCAATTGTATCATGGCGTGTATGAGAACTACATGAAATATACGCCTAATCAAAAAGCGATAGTGTTTAGTAGTAGCATTGAAAGCAGTAAAACCCTAGTAAATTCACTATGCGAAAAGGGATTACCAGCAAAGCACTTAGACGGCAATACCTCAACAAAGGAAAGGCGTGAGACTCTTAAATGGTTTGCCAGCACACCTAATGCAATCCTTTCTAACATGGGTATATTAACCGCTGGGTTTGACGAACCGACTATTCAAGTAGTGATTCTATATCGTGCCACTAAGTCACTGCCTTTGTTTCTGCAAATGGTAGGGCGTGGTTCTAGGACGCACGAAGGCAAGGATAAGTTCACTATACTAGATTTTGGTAATAACATAGCAACGCATGGATTTTGGGAACAAGACCGCGTGTGGAGTTTAGAGAAACCGAAACGAAAGCGTAACGGCTTAGGAGTAGCACCTATAAAAGAATGCCCATCATGCAGCGCATACCTTGCAGCACAAGCAAAGGAGTGCGAGTATTGCGGTCATGTATTCCCACCGACTAAGGAGCAAGAACAGGAACGCGTAGTAGCTGAATTGAAGCGGTTAACTTATTCAGAAGTGCAAAAGGCTGCGGCTGGTGCATCGTTTGAGCAGTTAGAACAGTTAGCAAAGGCGAAAAATTATTCAAAAAATTGGATATTCTATCAACTACGTACAGAACAACAATTAAAAGACTATGCAAAGTTTAAAAACTATTCACATAAATGGGTTGCTTATCAATTAAAATTAAGGCGCAGTAAGAAAGTTTAAAAATTATTCGTCTAAATGGTTGCAATATCAATTAAAATAGTTTATATTCGTACTATAATAAGAAAGTTATGACAACAACACTAATAGGTTTAGCAATTTGCTACGTTTTATATTTAGTACTACCTTTACTTGGGTTTACTTCATTCAAGCATTATGACATATTACTTGACACCGTACATGGATACAAAGCAGTAGGTCGTTTACCTTTCAATCCGATTAAGTATAAGTTACATGAAGGTTATTTTGATAGTATCAATGATGCTTATGAGTTTATAGAATCGCTTTAAGGCATGCAAAGCAACGAAGACAGACTACAAGCCGAAGCCTATAAATGGTTTCACAATACGTACCCACAACTTAGAGGATTGCTGTGCTATAACCATAACAATAGCCGTAACAAAATAGAGGGCGCAAAGAATAAAGCAATGGGATTGCAAAAAGGGCGCTCCGATATGGTTTTGTATCTCAAAGGGCGTGCTTTTATGATCGAATGGAAAACCGAAAAAGGAAAACAGCATGGCAAGCAAAAAGAATGGCAGGAGCTAATCGAGGCGAACGGCTTTAGTTATTATATTGTTAGAAGTGTTAATGAATTTAAACATCTTATAACCATCTTATGTCACACCTTTTAGAAGACCTATCCAAACTAGACACCTACTGGCGAAAAGTCGCACTATCAATTTGCGGCTGTTCTGTTCTTGCAGATGACCTAGTACAAGAGATGTATTTTAAAATGATCGACCGCAATCCTAAGGTATGGAATAAGCGATATGTTTGGAGAACGATATACAATTTATACATGGATGAACTAAGGCGGACTAAGAGGATAACCGATCTAGAATATGTAGAAATCACAACCGAACCAACCGAATCTGATTGCATAGAGCGAGTAATTCAAAATGCGATGCAAGAAATGGAAAAAGAGACTACAAAGGCGGTTATGATTAACATGGACTACACCGTACGTGGAACGGCTCGCAAAATGGGATACAGCGCATACAAACTATGGAGTAAAGTAAAAGCCGTAAAGGAAGAGCTAAGAGAACGCAGAGACTTACAAACGGCTTATAAGCAACTTAAAAAAGGCGAGATATAAAACAAAACACCTCACTTTAACGTTAATATAATATGGCAACGAAAAGAAAGAGAAAACCAAAGAGCAAAGGACTAGGAGATACTATTGCAAAGGTAACTAAGTGGGCTGGTATCGAACCATGCGAATCATGCAAGAAAAGACAAAGCAAACTCAACAAATGGATTCCTTACAATTCAGTCAAAAACGAAATGACACAAGAGCAATTCAATAAGTGGCAGCAATGGAAAACAGATTGGAACGGATCGACGCTTAACGATGAGGACATGACCTTTATAGAGGATATCTATAACTCAATAAGGCATACCAATATAAGCCCTTGCAGAACTTGCGGTGGCAACGGCTGGTCGCAACTCATAAAGGTTATCGATAGTATATCGGATAAGTATAAGTAAAATTAATATTTACAATGGGATTAAATGGAGGTAGGCGGTCAAACGGTGGACATAGTACAAGGGCAAAGAAACCAATAGACCGAAGAAAAAACGAATACAAGGAAGCACTTAAACAAGCGGCAACCGTTGACGATGTAGTGGACGTAATCATTAAGCTAAAGGAAACCGCAATAAAGGGAGACGTACCAGCGATTAAGCTATTTTTGGAGTACTATGTAGGTAAACCAAAAGAAAGTTTAGACATCACAAGTAACGGTGAATCATTCGACTTAAAAAAAGTATTCGGATTTGATAAAACTAAATGATAAGTTTGAACCATTATTTTCTGCACCTGATACCGTTCGTTACTTTATTTTAACGGGCGGTCGTGGGTCGCAGAAGTCATTTAGTACAGGAACGTTTGCAAACCTATTATCATTCGAGCCGAATCACAAAATACTATTCACAAGGCATACGATGACAAGCGCACACTTGTCGATCATTCCAGAATTTCAAGAGAAGATAGAGTTGCTAGAAGCAAAGGATAAATTTGCAGTAACAAAGTCCGAAATAGTCAATCTAAGTTCTGGTAGTGAAATCATATTCAAAGGGCTTAAAACCTCTAGTGGAGATCAAACGGCAGCATTAAAATCACTGCAAGGCGTTACGACTTGGATATTAGATGAGGCAGAGGAGTTAAAAGATGAAGATACTTTTGACAAGATTGATTTCAGTATAAGGCAAAAAGGGAAACACAACCGCATTATCATTATTCTTAATCCAGCTACTAAAGAGCATTGGATATATAAGCGTTTTTTTCAAGATAGAGGTGTACAAGAAGGTACTAACGGTATTAAGGGCGATACGTGCTATATTCACACAACCTATTTAGATAACATTAAGCACTTAAACGAATCATTTATAAATCGTGCTGAATCAATGCGATTAAACAAACCAGACAAATATAAACATATTATGCTAGGTGGCTGGCTCGATAAAGCCGAAGGCGTTGTATTTACCAATTGGAAGTTTGGAGAATTTAATCCAGATGGTTTACAAACAAGTTTCGGTCTTGACTTTGGTTTTAGCATTGACCCTGACGCATTAACTGAAGTGGCTATTGATAAAGCTAAGCGCATAATATATCTAAAAGAGTGCATTTATGAAAAGGGTTTGCAAACGAATGTATTAAGTGCAAAGCTAAACACGATCACAGATAAGAAGTTAATAATTGCAGATAGTGCCGAGCCTAGATTAATAGCTGACTTAAAGTCAAGAGGTGCAAATATTCAAGCGGTTAAAAAGGGGACTATCGAAAGCGGAATACAGATGATGCTAGACTATGATTTAGTGATCGATCCCAATAGTAATAATTTAGCAAAAGAATTAAACAACTATGCTTATTCAGATAGGAATAGCAAGATGTATATAGACGACTACAATCACTTAATAGATGGAATAAGGTATAACGTTACCTATCATTTAGACAACCCACACAGGGGTAAATACTACGTATAATGAAACTAACAATCCCAACAAGCCAACGAGAAATAACTTTAAGGCAATACATAGATGCACATGATAAGCCAGAGCGTGAACAGGTTGCAATCTATTTAAACATTACATTGGAGGTGCTAGATCAGATTCCACAAGATGTATATGATGAAGCGTTACAATCTATAAGCAAAGCAATGCAAGAAGAGCCAGAACTAGAGCGGTTCTTTATGATAGGCGGTACTAAGTACGGCTTTGTCCCTGACTTGAATGATATTGAGGTAGGAGCGTTTGCAGTCGCAGAAGACGCCGTAAGTGATCCTAGCAAAGCACACTTACTTATGAACGCTTTATACAGACCAGTTAAAAGACAGATTAATGATTTCTATTCAGTCAAGGATTATGACCCTAAGGCTGCAAATAGAATGTTAGAAGCACCGTTAATCGCATACAGTAGTTGCATACTTTTTTTTTATCATTTAGGGAACGACTTAGGGATTTATACCCAGAGCTATACACGACCTCAAGCCGACAGCAAGGCAGCGACTTAATGGAGGGTTTTAGCTTAAAATGGGGATGGTATCACACATTTAATGTAATAGCTGCTGGTAGTGGATATTTCGGATTGGATAAAGTTGAGCGTGAACCATTAGGATCTATATTGTACTGGCTAGCTTACCAATCTGATTTAGGTAAGGTTATGAATCCAAAACGTTAAACAGTGTTTTTCCGTTAATATATTATGAATGGATATTATTTATTACTAGAATATATAAAACAGCTATTGATTAGCGATGTAGATTGTAACACCGTAACTGATGGCGATGGCTTAGTAGATGCGGACTTACAGCGCCAAGAAATATATCCATTAGCTCACATAGTAGCAGATGACGGTACGTTTATTAATGGTGTGATGCAATTCAATTTAGAGCTGTTTGCACTTGACCAATATGATGAGCAACTGGATAACGAT